AGAAGTACTATAAGTTGTGGTTGTATCCTTTGTAGTATTCCAAGTAGTATTATAAATTGTTTCAGTAGTCTTTGTTGTTTCCCACGCAGTAAGAGTAGTATGAGTCGTATTCCAAGTAGTAGTCGTATTGTGACTTGTAATTTTATGCGTTTGCCATATGGTAGTAGTATCGTGAGATGTATCGTATGTAGTAGTAGTATCATGCGAAGTTTCCCACGTAGTAAGATATTTAGTAGTAGTATTCCTACTTGTTAACCATGTTGTAGTAGTAGTTTTAGTCGTATTCCAAGTAGTAGTAGTATCCTTAAAAGTAATTCTCTTCGTTTGCCACGAAGTAACAGTCTGATGAGTTGTATTATAAGTAGTAGTAGTATTCTTACTAGTTAGCCACGTAGTAGTAGTGTTCCTCGAAGTTTGAGTACTTTTACTTGTACCTTTACTTGTAGACCATTTATATTCGTCTAAGAATCCAAACCCGGGCATATTTTAGCACCTCAATTAGCTAAAATCTCCCATATAATTAACAGCTACGATGCTCGTGCTAACTATATAGTAAGATAGGATAGAAGTTGTACCTGCCCCTGTCTCAAAGACTATTGAATCTCCTCTAGGTGTTTTCATTTCAGAAGCAAGAGCAACCGTACGACCCCCGGTCCCATCCTGTGTTAGGACTATTATACCCGTTTGTCCTTCATGTCCGCTTAAATTACTAACTGTAAATGTTATATTTCTATTCAAAGCAATAGAAAAGTTTGTTGCCTCTGCCACATCAAGGTTTGTAGTTGCTGCCGCTGTGACTGCTGTTTGCTTTGCTACAAAACCACCGCTATCTACTAACAAGCCTTGATTAGTACCATCACTGCCTATAGTAATTCCAGCAAATGATTTAATGTTCTTCCAAAAACCTATCTTACCATCATCATCAACAGACATGTCAAATTGCGTATAAGGACTTGAATTATCGTAAATATTCCCATGGTGCATACGCCACATAGTATCTTCATCATCACCATCTGGTTTATTAGAAAATCCTGCTGAAAAGTCTCTGGAAGTACCAGTATACCAGCTTAGAGCACAACCATTACCTACTGTTTGACGTCTTAACCTAATAGAACCTGTTCCAACAGGAGAAGTCCCGCCTAAATCTATAGTAGGATTAGCACCGTTCATCTCGAACGTCATAGTTCCAGAACCACCACTTTCCATAGTTAGTCCTGAAGAACCATTTTCTGCCGCATCTTTTTCAATGGTGAGAGTACCTTTAATAGTACAATTTCCAGAAGAATCTACAACAAATTCGCCCGAATTAATGTCGATACTTCCACCAACCATTGTGACAGCCGCATTACCATCTACAGCATCTTTAGCAGCATCTCCTGCCGCCGCTTGGGACTTCATAGTCGCTACTGAAACGCCATCTACTGAACCAGTTAAATCGCCTGATAATATAGAGGCTTTACTCTCGTTATCTACATTGCCTAATCCTACATCAGACTTAGATGGTTTATTAGTTTCGCTGTATTGTGCTTTCCACACTAAAGCCATGGTGCGCTCCTTTTAGCCATTAGAGGCTATTACCTTCCTATTATCATCTGTTTCCACAATGACACTACCGGAACCCAACTTAGCGAGTCCACGTTGTACCTTTGCTAACAAATTTGCCACTGGTATAACACTGTCCCCCTGCCATGTAGTTTTTTTAATAAGCAAGTCTATAATCAGAAGTTCATCTTCATTGACCGTTAGTCTCATGTGTTGCCTCCATTAGTAGTTTATGAATATTTTGAATCTTTGTTAGCGTTTCAAACGCTTGCGCAACATCAGCTCCTGAAAAGTGTGCGTCCCTCAACGTCTTTATCAGGAGCTCTGTGTCACGTATATTCAGAGACGAACCAGCATTAGTAGCTGATAATTCCCTGTCTAACAATAGCTGACTTCTCTTTATGTAGGCATCCATTACTCATCGACCACCATGTACAGTGTTCCACCAAAGGTTCCTGTTCTACCCGCAGAATAACCAGTAGCTGCAGGTGCTGTTGCTGATGTCATTGCTACATGACTCATTTGTCGGGCACCCAAAGCAGTAGTTACTGTTGAGGCATAACTTGCGTCATCACCAAGTGCCGCAGCTAATTCATTCAATGTATTTAAGGCATCGGGTGCATCTCCAATGATGTTTGTTGTAGCTGTTGATACTGCATCAGCCTTAGTCTCTGCCAAAGTACTACCACCAATTTTATCAGCATCTAATGCTTGGTCAACATCATCAAATTGAATCTTACCAGATACTACTGCTATTTTTTGGTTAACAACATCGCCTAAACCTACATCATCTGCATCTGCTGCCGCTAAAGTAGCTGCTTGCTGTGTTGCATCAGAGGTATTGTCTACGTTACCTAAACCCACATGAGTAGACGTCATATTTGTCTGGATGGTTGCTTCGGACAGATTATCTACATTGCCTAAACCAACATTTGCTTTTGTTGTCCCAGCTTGGATTGTAGCCGCAGATGAGTTATCTACGTTACCAAGTCCGACATCACCCTTTACTAAGCCTAAAGCACTTTTTTGAATTGATACCTCTACCCATTTCCCTGTTGCTACTTCATCGTCGCCTGCGGCAGTTGCCCTATATTGTTTATTGTTGTCATTCGTATCGAACCACATATCGCCCGCCGCTAAAGCCGTAGGACATGCATCCTGTCTGAATGTCGATGTTTGCGCTTGGTTTAAAACGCTACCCAAACCTACATCGCTTGAAGACACGTCAGTTGTAGCAATACCGATATCTGCCCATCCAGCATTAGATAGTGCTATGTCTTCCACGTTAGTCAATCCAATATCACCCTTATCAAACGAACCTGTCCCTGCATTATTCAAGGTAATTGTCCCATCGGATGAAGTCAGCGTAATAGCGCTGTTCTTCAGATTAGCATGCGCGTTTCCCTCTTTTAGGACATTGTTGTCGAACGCCGCATCAGTAACTCCTTTAGCAGCTGTACCTGCTTGGGAACCAGATTTAATGTCCCCTACGTCTTCTCCGTCTACTTTACCTTTTAGGTCGCCGTCAGAACGAAGTATCTCTTTCCATTGTAAAGCCATGGTTTACTCCTTTTTCTTATTCGTCTACAGCAACAATAAGGTTGGTACCGTTAAAATATATAGTACCCGCGCTATTGTCAGCCGGAGCCGAAGATAGTTCCTCAAGATGCATCGCACCCTGATAATCAACGGCAAACACTTCATTGTTACCGTTCTTCAGTTCAAAAATTCTTCCCGATGTTAAATCCGGGCTTGCTGTAAAAGACAACTTATTATCGGCTGTTAAAGAATGCTCTATTGTACTTGGGTTTAGCAGTTCCACATCCGTGTTGCCATTGTCCCTATAGAACTTACCATCCGCTTTGCGAAATATCAGTTGTTGATAAATATCTTTTACAAGATTACTGTCTAATGTTCCTGCCATTATCCTACTCCTACTGCAGTGTATGTTGGTTGTACGGGTGCGGCAACTGACGTATATACAGGCATAGCCGGTTTCAGCACATTCACAAATGAAGATGGAGAACTGGATGTCTTAAATATACTATCTATCATCCTGAAATAGTAAGCTACCTGATTGAATCTTTTTCCACCTATTCCTATCATTTCTCAATCATCCCCATTAATTTTTCTAATTTTAAAGATAAACTATCCTGTCTATCATGAAGTTTAGTCATCATAGTGTAATTACGGTCATTGTCCGCCCTTAAATCTTTCATAACGTACTTTAGTAATACCCCAGCAAATATTACTATCAAGCCCCACACGCCAAACGTCTCAATTAAATATTTAATGTCCATTAAAAATCCACCGGCTTGATATATTTAACAGGTCCTGTTCGGGCTCTATATGCATAAGCTCTTCCATCTCTTACACCCTTTTCAAATTTGGAACCAAAGTATTGCGCATTTTGCAAACCGGTTCCTCCTTGTTTTTCATAACCTAATTGGATTGCTTTATCTACAAGATATTCATGAAATTGTTCTGGTATCTCTGATTGCTGACCTAAAAAACTATCCGAACCTACTGTTCCCATTGTCCATGCATTTTCTTCACCCGCTGCTGATACCTTTAAATATTGCTCATTAGCATCTAAAGTTCTATTATCTACTGTTTCTCCAGCCAACTTAAAAGGTTCAGCCTTCTTATAGTAGAATATATGTATATCCTTACCAGCCTCATCAACTCCCGGGGATGTAAATTCTTTTGTGGACGGGTCATATTCAGCTATCCATATAGCACCCCGTTCAGTCCAATAGACCCACTGTTTTGTATCCATAGCCATTATGTCAAATCCCTCTCCTGTGGACGCCCAGCTAATCTACTTATAGCTCTACCATCAAAATCTACACTTTTAATCTCAAGATGATGGTCATCCAATGCATAACCACGTTGTCCCTCAACAAGAGGGAATGAGTCCGCTGATTCATTGATTCTGGTTCTCGCAGAGTACTCATCTTGAGCTCTATTTAGAAGTCCACGTATCTCTACTATTCCAATATCAGGATGATGTTGTTGAACTATTTCAACCATTTCTTTAAATTTCATCGAGCCACTCCTACATGTGTTGAATCTTCAGGCACATCTATTGTATACGGAACGTAAAACTGTTCATACAAATTCGTCACAAACTGTAATTGTCCCTGTAACCACTGATATACCAAGGTGTCTTTACCTATATGTGCTTGAAAAGCTTGGATATTTTTCGAGAGATTTGTACTATATATCTGTATCTCCTTAGCTAAATCCGCTTGGTAATGACTAATTTCATTCTGATATCTACCCAAACTATTTGAATACTCCTGAGCCACTCTTGACAAGTCATTTTGTCCCATAGCCATCAGTCTCTGAGACTGTAACTGATATTCAGTAACTAATTTCTGTACTTCTTGTTGGTATTCAGCGGCTAATCCATTGTATACATTCAATTCATTCTGCAACTCTGTATTAAACTCTTGTAGCTTATGTCCATATTTTACCTGCCATTCATCTATCTTCTTCTGATTATCGAGTGTCCACTCTTGGACGGCGTTATTAACCTGCGCTTGATATTCTTGCATTAATGCAGAATGCTTTTGAAGTTTTCTTCCCTCAAGAGATTCTGCAAGCTGTGCATCTTGCGTAGCTGTCTGTATCCTCCCTTGATATAGAGCATTAGTCTTATTAAAGACATTTAGAGCATTCTGTACAGCCAGAGAATACTCTTGCATCTTCTGAGTATAGTCAAATTGCCATTTCTGATATTTAACATCATACTGTGTCTTATAGTCTAATACTGCTTGATTAATCTGTTGTTGATGCTGTGCTACCAGACCTTGCCACTTTTGTAAAAGTTGTGCTGAATGCTGGTCTGCATGTTGTGCTTCTTGGATTGCTTTTTGTACACTTGCTTGATAGACAACATTCTCTTCATTAAATACATTTAGTGCATTCTGAACTTCGGCTTGATACTGCTGTAACATAGTACTATAAGCCTGTACATAAGCACCAATTTTTGAAATTTGAAGTTGCCCTAATTCTGTATCTTCTTCTTCCTCAATGAGCTCTGATAATACATTCCACCATTGTGCATAATCCATTTCATCTTGGTCATCATTTATCTCTCCTAATGATGTAGCAATGGTCACCAAGGTTGGGTTAGATTCATCGCTTGTAACAACGGGCACAGTAGGAGCAGTATAACTCGGCACATCGCCAAAATCACCAAGCGTTACAGCTGAAGTAAGGTCAGGAGCCTCTAATTCTGTATCTAAATCTATGTCTATTAAATCATTACCATCAGTTAAATCTAAAGAGAGTTGACCAATATCCAGTTCTGGTATCGTTACATCGGGGTTTGAGGCAGCTAATCCTATAGTAGGTGCTGTATAGGCTGGATAAGTAACTCCGTCCATATCGAGCGTGTTAGCGCTTGATAAACTTAATGCCTGTGACACTGATAGTTCTATTAAATCATTAGAGTCACTTAAGTCTATATCATTAGTACCATGTGTTAATGGATAAGTAGGTATTATTATATCCTCATCAAGTATTCCAATAGTCGGTTTTGTATATACCGGGGCATCTGGTAAATCCGTAAAAGTTCTTTCAGCAATAGCACCTGCATCACCGAAATCTGGCGCTTCGGGAGCAGAAGGAGGTTCTGAAAAATAACCAGTTTCCGACAAACTGAAATCAGACACTACATCAAAGGCACTACTTTCATCATCAAAATCATCAGGAAGAGCATCCCTTAACGCCACCATCATCATATGTAATACTCCCTGAGCTGAGTAGAGTACTATAGCCTGATAGAATTCTGCGGGAAAACTTGCTATTGCTCCATTAGCATCATCAATAGTTCCATAAACTACCTTATCTACAGTCCCTCCATCCCCTACTTCAGGAGCAGGTTTGATATATAATTTGCTCTTATCTATATAATAAGCAGGACTTTGAGGTAAAGCATAATAGATACTATCCGAATCTACTATTAAATCTTTGTGTTGCACATTTACAGGAACTGCCCTATATGAACCTCTCCGGACATTTAAAACTTTTGTATGGTCTAATGTAACACCACTATCATTTTCTACTGTAACTTCATCAGAAAATAAGTGAAGAATATCGGGATTCATTGATTCCAGTCTGGCAATAACGCTTTTCTGCGCATCAGTCAGTAATTGAGTAATTTCACTACTATAAGATGAAGCATCACCTGTATAATAAGTTATTTGATTTGTAAAACTTGCCATTACTTCTTCTTCTTTTTACTTAAAATATTCTGTTTCCGTCTTGATTCATCAAGTTTACTACTCTGCCATTTGTCACCAACATTGTTACTGCTGACAATACCCGGCGCTGGAGCAGTAGGGTCTCGATGGGGGGCACTCCAAATAAAGCACCCCCCAATCTTTTTACTATTAGCTAAACGTGAGGACAGCATGTGTTTCTGGTAGTTGGACTTCCAGACCGGCTTCGGTCAGGATGATGTCTTTTCTTCCGTCAACATTGTTGTTCTGTACATTCGTAATAATATGAGTATCACGAGATACACCGTTACCCTGTAATGGGCGATAAGCCACATTTTTCATATCAATAACAAGTGCGGTATCTTCGTACATACCTCTGAGCAAAGGCTCAGCGATAAAGTGAAGGTCTCCAAACACTGTATTAATCTTAGTAACCGAATGCCCGAAAGCACCCTTGATGTTCTGTGCATCCATCCTATAGCTCGAAGCACCAATGGTATTACCTAAAAAAGAGCCTTTATCGCCGATTTTATTAAACCAAGCAATAATTTTGCGGGAAGCTAATACAAGCTTACTGCCACTATTGCCAGACTCAGGACTCATAAAGTCCTTAAGCCAGTCTAAAAACTCGTCGTATTTGGCGCCGGCGTCGTCGCCGTCTCCATAACTAAAAGCATTTCCACTACCATCGTCATATCCATGCGCTTCAGCATAGGGCATGATACCCCACGAGTGTCTAACTGGTCCAGAAGCAGATTCATCAGAACGTCCTATGCCATAAAGCATTGCATGCTCGATGTCCATTTTATGTTCCATGAGTTTTTCTTGCCAGACCCGTTTGTACTCGTCTGATTTACCACGATAACGTGTCGCCATAGCCGTACCAGAGAATAAAGGTATAGCAGTTTTAAAAATCTGCACATAACCTTCTCTATCGTACAATTCGTCCTTCCAACCCTCTGGGTCGGTTGAACCTTCAGCAAACGCAGAACCGATTACTTGACCTTTGTAGCCATCTGCAAAATGGAAAAAATCAGAAGTATTATTAGCTTCTAATGCAGACCCGTCTAAAGAAACAGGTGTTACAGTAATCAAGGTTGAGCCTTCAGAAGCACCGGAACGAGCTGTACTCGCTCCAACTGTAGCTACTTTAGCAACCATACGTTTTTTTGCAGTACCAGCACCATCAGCATCTGTACCAACATCAACTTCTAAGTCAACAAGTTGTCCTACAACAAAATAATTGGGAGCTTCTAAAACTGAGGAACTCCGTCCATATTTATCATAAGAACAACCAAACTCGATGCTAATATTGCTTAAGACTGTTCCATTCCCTGCTACTACGTAAACGTCGCCGCCGTCATCGGCGGGGACTTCCGTTTCAACTTCGAAATTACGACGTTGCCATTGATGACGCTGTTCAAGAAACTTGAAAACTGGGTCGTCAGTAGGTTTTTTCGCAACTTTCGACAAGTAGACAAAGAAAGGACTTTGCTGTGGGGCTAATTCTGCAATTCGTTCACCGAAGTTAAACATCCGTCTGGATTGGTCCATACTCACTGCTGAGTTTAGAGCATTTCCAGCACTAACACTATATTGGTCAGCCATGATATTTAATCTCCTATGCGAGAATCATTTAGTCAAAAGGATTTTGAGCTCTATAATCCTTTATCATATCATCCATAATGCGGTCTTCACTGCTTGTCGTTTGCTCTCGATTGGAAGACGGCATTACGCCCATTGGACTTGGGATACTTTGAGCTTTGCGTGTCTGTTCAAAATCCTCTGAAGGAGGGTTCTTTACAGGGGCAGCTCTCTCCATACCACCATGGTCCAGTTGGTAAAGTTTCCACAAATTTTCGACCGTGACTGATTCCGGGTCAGACATCTTCTTAATGAAGTCGTCTATAACTTCCGGTGCAGCATTATAGTCAGTTCGCAGGGAGTTTCTTAATTCAGAATCACGTGCTGCGGCTTCCTCGGCTTGCTTAATTGCGTTAATCCTCTGTGTCTCTGCTTCTTTCATCTCTTCGCGTTCTTGTTGGATAACAGCGGCATTATATTCGGTATGTAACCGATTATAAGTGTCCATGTTTTCTCTCCAAGTTTCCACCGTGTCAAGATATTGAGCAGAATCACTATGAGGGTCAGTATACGCTTCAGCCCTATCGAAGTGTTGTGGCTTTACTGGCTTTTCGGGGGGCGGGGGGAACTCTTCCCTCGCTGGTTCAGCCTGTTGCTGTTGCTCAGCCGGTACAGACGCAGGTTCTTTATTGAAGTTTTTCATTAAAGTATCCTGCAACTTTGAATTAGTTACCTCTAACTCGGAAATCCTATTCTGACGTTTGTCAGCTTCGGATTGCCAGTATTGGTAACGTACTTCATCGTTAGGTGCCTGTTCCTGCTGGGGCGGAGCCGGAGAGTTTTCTTGTACGACATTATTCCTCGGTGAGGCTATTCGTTCAACAGTCTCCTGCGGTTGCTCTGCTTCAGCAAACGGGTCTAATCCCTCATTGCCAAATATGTTTTCCTCTACTTGAGAGTCAGTAATCTGAGTAATCTCTTGATTGTCCATATTTTTATTTTCCTTTTTTAGAGCCCTTACTGGATTTAGGGGTATCTTTAGTTTCTTTGGAGGCTTCATTGACCTCCTTGCGTATCATTCCAGTCGCATCATCAAGACGTTTTTCGAATACAGTTCCTGCCGCTTTAGCGCGGGTTGAAGTCTTATCCAAATCACCCTTGAATTTCTCGAGTTCAGCTTTCTGCTTAGCGTGATAAACTTCACGTTCTCGAGTCTGAAGGTCGCCCTTAAGTTCTTTTATTTGTCCCTGAGCTTGTTCGACCGCTTGCTCAAGTTTGGCGATTGTATCCGTCCGTTCAAGAACGCCTTCAATGTCGAAGACTTCCGTCTTCTTTAGCACTTCCTGCCTGTCAATAAGACCGTTTTTATATGCGTCCATATATAACTCAAGCTGAGCATAACGATTGGTTGGTAGAGTAGAGCCTGTAACAATAACAACGTCATAATTTCCAACGGTAATATCATTAAAAACACCTATCTCATTCCCCTTATCGTCATACAGCTTTTTGTTTATTGCAATCTCAGACATACTATTATTCGGCTGGACTACACGTGCTACTTTTTCAGTAGTATATAACTGTTGCATTAGAGGTATGATGACCTCAGCAGCACGTCTTAAACCTGCTTCTATATCCATTAACTTGGATTTCATCTTACGTTGCCCAAATTCATCAAGGCTGACAGTGGCTTTATACGTATGCGGGGCTACAGCTGAGTTACCCATCATCATCTCGTATAATCCAAGTTGGTGGTCTATATCGTTTTTAGCAGTCTGCTCATTCTGATACAGCTCATTTGGTAAAGGTAATGGCTGTACAGGCGTAGGGTTCCCTTGGTCGAAGTCAACTTCTATAGCCACTCCCGGTTGAGCCCACTTCTGCTCAAATTCTCTCATATCCACACTCCCGCTGGGTACAAGAATTTTAACATTCGTCGAAGTTGTAGCGTGAGCTATAATCAGACTTCGAGTTTTATTAATGTATTCCTGCATATCCTTTACCATTCTTACATCTGATATAGGATATGGTGTTCTGGTATGCAAATTCATAAAAGGAACAACTGGAAAATGCTCAGTAGGTAGAACTCTTTCATATAGCATCTTATCACCCATAATAACACACATCTTAACCCTTGGCTGTTCTACCTCGATTGCTTCCACTGCCTTCTGTACAATGAGGTCTGCAAAAGAAAGTTTCTTCACATCGGGTGGAGGAACTTCATTAACAGACTGCCCTTCAATCTCAGCTTTTTTCTTCTGTTCGGCAAAAACCTGTGTTAACTTACCCATCATTCTTTCTGCCGTTGAGGGGTCGTCAACTATCTGACCATGAATAAGCCATACAGGTTTCTGACAGTACTCGAGGAAGTCTTCTTCGTCAAGCAATAGTTCTTTATCATCGTGCAACTGATGAATAAGATGATACTTAATCATCTCTTTATGATATCTCTCATATCCACGTATATATTCATCTGATTCCCCCCAACCAACGGCTCGAGTAGTAGTTTCGGTATCTTCTGGGAAGATTGCCCCAACTTCTTCACGACTACGTCCAGTTGAGGGTTTATCAGAATACATATCTGTCTGGGCATTTTTAATAGCCTTTTCGTACATGGGATACATTCTTACGGCTTGGTCCTTCGTAAACATACGAGAGACAATGATGTTTTCCGCATCGTCAAGCATTCGAGTACGACTATTTGGGTCTACATAAACATCAAGAGGGTCTAAATCTCTTATCTTTACCTCACCCTTGCCTTTATCAGCATTCGGGTCTTGATAAACTTGCATATACCCTACTCCACAAACGTAATAATCATCAATAATATTTCTTAGTGCCGTATTACCATCGCTAATTGCCCAGATATACTCCAGCATACCATTCATTACCTGTGCAATTCTATTATCAGAATCTTCTCTCGGTGAAACGCGAAAACTTGGCTTATTAGTTGTAAGCATCGCTTTCGCAGCTTCTACTGCCGGGTGTATCCTATTTACAACAATAGGAGCCTGTCCACGTTCTGATAGAATACGCTTTTGCTCAGCAGTCCACTGGACTCCGAGCCTAAACTCTCTATCCTCTTGAGCATGTAATGCCCACTTATCCCTCGAAGAAGAATACTGTCTGAATAGATTATGGGTCTCTTCGACCTTTTTTGTTTTCTTAGCCATTAACTATATTATTGATAGATGTATCCATTTCGAATATACGCCCTACATACTCAACCAGTCAAGCATTTTATTATGTTTTTTTATTGGGGCATCTGGGTCAAACTCTTTTACCCTGCAAGGCTTTGCTCCGTCAAGAGCATAAAAGATAGCATCCATGCAATCATCATGCTTCCCTTTTGGATACGAAAGAAATTCTTGCTGAACTTCGATATCCTGTGTCCTAAAAAAGAAATCACCCTTTGCAAGGGGAGGTACTAAAGACAATAACCTTTCACTCTTCCTTGTACGAGGTTTTACCCCTTTTTCAAGACCGGGAATGTACATGTTACTCTGAAACATGATTTTCCTTGTTGCATCCCTCAGTGCCTCCTGATAGCCTGTAGTCTCGACTTTCATCCTCTTCGGTTTATATTTCTTGTACATATCTATAATTTTCTGAGGTTGTTCTGCAGGAGAGAGTCTATGGCGGAAAACATCCACAATATAAATGTTCCCGTCGCTATCAAGACCGAGTATAGCAATAACAAAAAAGTCAGCCCTATCAGAAAGACTACTTGCTGGGTCAATTCCAGCATATAGTTCAACGGGCTTAATTTTTTTATCCCCATCTATATACCTCACTAAACAATTCTGACCCTTTATCCTCTCAAAACTATAATGATGCAATCTTATGTATTCAGGTCGAAATGGAGCATTATCTGGAGCCTGAGCTTCATTCATATACTCCTGAAAAAACCCATTCAGGTTGCCAACACTCTCAAACTCTGCTTTTATTTCATGAATCCTTGACATTGGGAACCTATCTTCCCAGATACTTTCTCCACTGTCATCTGTAATACTAAACCATAAAACTGTCCATGCGGGGCTTTCTTTAGCCCAGTATAGAAAACAATCTTCACTAATAACGGTACCTATCATTACAATTCTACCATCATCCGATAAAGAAGGGATAACAGCTTCAGTTATCCATTTTCTATTCTTGGCACGAGCTTCCGGGGTAAAAGCATTTAATTCAGACTCGAAGTCATCAACAATAATAAGATTAGGACGAGTATCACCCTCTATGAATCCTCTGACTCGTTGTCCAGTCCCGACAGCCACGATTCTGGTTCCATTAGCGAGAACAATATCTCCCCCAGTCCATCGTTGGGCTGTATGAGGACCCATATCTCCGAAGAGTTTTTTGAAGTTATCCGAATGCTGGAGATGATATTTAATTCTGCTAAGAAAGTTAATAGACTGCGTTTGGCTCTCGGAAATGATAACAATAAATAAGTCTTCTTCGGGTTTCTTGAAAGCTGCTTTATACAGGGGGAGTATGAGTGAACATACAGTACTTTTCGCTGTTCCTCTGGGAGCTGCAATTAAACAACGCCTATTTTTAGGATTAATGATAGTTTCATAGACTTCTGAGTGAAACGGGGGTATATCACGCTTTAGAGCCGTTGGAAAACAGAATTTTCCAAATAACCCCATATTCTTCCTAAACTTTTTAAGAATCTGGAGTTTTTCATAATATTCTTCATAATCCACTATTTGTGCCTTTAAATATTGTCACTTCATATTCACCGTGAGTGTAGCAGTAAGTGTTTATCAAGAATCCTCCGTCGTAGGCAATGG